CAGTCAGCCCGAAAGCAACTTGTGGATGGCCGAGGATGCTTACGGGTATTTGGCTGAGCCTAAGAAAATTCTTATTGTAGACGATATTAACGATAGTGGTGCTACCTTAAACTGGATCAAGCGAGATTGGGAAGGCGGCTGCTTACCACAAGAGGAAAAGTGGGGAGATATTTGGTCCGACACCACGCGATTTGCTGTGTTAGTGGACAACCAAGCCAGTGAATTTCATGGTATCAACTACTCAGCAGAAGAAATCAACAAGGCCGAAGAGGACTGTTGGATTGTGTTTCCTTGGGAAGAATGGTGGCGTTAATGTTGACTTGGTCTAAATACTCTGCTATAATCAACTATACAATGGAGAAAACAATTGTTCGGAACTAATGAAATCGTAGGCAAGAAGTATTTTAAGGATGCTCCTGCTGATAGCCTGTTTGTTACCAGTATGTTCTTTACTCTACAAGGCGAAGGCCCATATGCAGGTATGCCTGCCCTGTTCATTCGGCTGGCCAAGTGTAATCTGGATTGCAGTTTCTGTGATACATTCTTTGACGACGGTGACTGGATGACTTACGACCAAATCGAAACTAAGATGGAACAAACTATCCAAGAATTCTGGACCAACAAAGGTAAGGATGTTCCTGCTTGGGCACATACGCCCGGCTTACCAGGCAAAAAGTTTCCCAACATTGTGTTGGTTATGACTGGTGGTGAGCCCTTGATTCAGGAAAACATTAGCTGGTTCATGGCACAACAGTTACACAACTTTAAGGAAGTACAAGTTGAAAGTAATGGCATTCCTGATACTGCGGTACCAGAAGGTGTCACACTGGTATGTAGTCCAAAGTGTGTAGAGAAGAATGGCGTTGCCATCAAGTACTACGCACCTAGCAAAACTATTTTAGATCGTGCAGACTGCCTGAAGTTTGTTATGTCAGCAGATTCTGCTAGTCCATACAGTAGCGTCCCTGATTGGGCCCTGGCCTGGCGTGATCGTACAGGCAAACAGATCTACTGTAGCCCAATGAACATCTACAACAGTTTCCCACAACGTATCAAACTGTTACGTGCAGAGAAGGGACAGATTACCATGGAAGAACGTAGTACTGTAGATGAAGTTATATCTTTTTGGGAACCTGGTTTGCTAGATTTGGCGGCCAATCAACGCAACCACGAATACACAGGACAGTATTGTGTGGAGAATGGACTCAGACTGAATCTACAACAACATCTATATGCGAGCTTGGCCTAATGCCCTTGGATACTCTTATGACAATTCGAGACGAAGCTTGGTGTAGGCCGTGGAAATTGAAATTTGCTTGGCGGCCTCATAGATGCTACATATCAAATGAATTAATTTGGTTGACATGGGCCTACTGTGGTAGATCACTGTATATTATAAATACGCCCAATCTGTGGATGTCTAAAAATGAATATCTGATAAGACGGTTAAAGGAAAATTAATATGTTTGATAAATTAAAAAAGATATTTAAGAAAGCAGAACCGCTAACGCCGGTTCCAGCCGAAGCTGTTAAACAGCTCAAAAAAGAACGTGCTAAAAAAGCAGAACCCCCAGTTAAGTCAGAAAAAGAATTAGCAACAGAAGCAGGCGAGCCTTATGTCACTATTCTTAGCATGGATGTGAATCCTGAAAATATTCATGCAGGATCTTTTGATCTAGACTGGAACGACAAGTTTGTTGCTAATCTTATTCGTGCCGGGTATGTGGGCAAGACACACGAAGATATAGTGGATCAGTGGTTTCAAAATGTTTGTCGTCATGTTGTTATGGAGACATGGGAACAAGAACAAGCAATGAATCCAGATCCCAATTCTCAAAGATTCACACGCAGCCGTGATTTGGGAAATGGACGCACGGAGATTTCGTGATTCTATATGTCAACGGCGATAGCCACACCGCAGCGGCCGAAGCAGTAAATGCACATGCTTTTGCTGAAGATGATCCTCGATATAATTACCGAGGCCGTCTGCCACATCCTGATAATCTTGCTGCAAGTTGGGGTAAAAAACTAAGCGATGCTCTTAAAACCGCATTTGTTTGCGATGCTGAATCTGCTGCCAGTAATACTCGAATTATGCGTACTACACGGCAATGGTTGCTAGAAAATCCAACAGCATATCGTAATAGTCTTATAATTATACAATGGTCTACCTGGGAACGGCAAGAGTGGCTAATCGACGGAACATACTACCAAGTCAATGGCAGCGGTATTGACATGGTTCCGGAAAGTCATCAACAACGGTACAAGGAGTACATTGCCAATATTGATTGGGGGAAAACAGTGGTTGATGCCCATGAAGATATTTGGAATTTCCATCAGTCTCTTAATTTGATGGGTGTTAAACATATCTTCTTTAACGGTAACCATAGTTTTCAAGGTACGGAGTCTAAAAAGGATTGGGGTACCAGCTATATCAAACCATATGATGCTGCTGGAACTTACCACGGGTGGCTAAGAAACAACGGTTTTGAAACAGTTTCCAAGAATTCCTGGCATTTCGGCAAAGAAGCTCATAGCGCCTGGGCCAATTTTATGCTACAATACATTATTAAACATCAACTTGTATAGGCTGCAATGAAATATATCTTAATGGATTTGGCTAACTTATTCTTCCGTGCAAGACATGTAGCGTTCAGAGCTGGGTCATCAGAAGAAAAAGTAGCGATGGCTTTGCATATTAGCCTGAGTGCAGCAAATAAAGTAGTACAGAGGTTTGGGGCAGATCATGTAGTGTTTGCTCTAGAAGGAAGAAGCTGGCGCAAAGATCACTATGCACCATATAAGCGTAATCGTAGTGATGCAAGAGCAGCTCAAACGGTCGTTGAACAGGAAGAAGATAAACTATTCTGGGAGTCATTTGATAACTTTAATAAATACTTGGCTGAGAGTACTAACTGTTCAGTAATTAGACAATCTAATGCCGAAGCCGACGATATCATTGCTCGTTGGATTGCTTTACACCCCCAAGACCATCATACAATTATATCAAGCGACACTGACTTTGTTCAGTTACTTTCCGAAAATGTTGATCAATACAATGGAATTACCGACGAGCTTCTTACAATTAAAGGAATCTTTGATGCTAAGGGCAGGCCGGTACTAGACAAAAAAACTAAAGAACCAAAAACAATCCCAAATCCAGAATGGTTATTATTTGAAAAATGCATGCGCGGCGATAGTTCTGACAATGTGTTCAGTGCATACCCAGGTGTGCGTGTTAAAGGAACAAAAAATAAAGTAGGATTAACAGAAGCATTTGAGGATCGTAGCAAGCAAGGATTTGCCTGGAATAATCTTATGTTACAACGATGGACTGATCACAACGGCGAGGAACATCGTGTATTAGATGATTATGAGCGTAACCGTAGATTAATTGATTTAAATGCACAACCAGTTGAAATTAAGCAACAAGTAGACCAAGCTATACATGAACAAATTAGTCATAAAGATGTTGGACAAGTGGGTATTAGATTTATGAAATTTTGTGGCAAGCACGACCTGGTCAAAGCCAGCGAATCAGCCGAACAGTATGCTCGCTGGCTGAATCAAACATATCAAGGAGTTTTAGATGATCATAGCGAAACCAGTAATCCCTAATCAGTTTTGGATTTTAAAAGAAAATGAAGTAAAAGTTGGAAATATAGAAGCCAGTCCACATGGGTTCGATGTCAAGATTAATAGTCAAGTACAAAGTTTTAAAAGTATCAATACAATTAAACAAAAAGTATCTATTAATTTTGAACCAATTGCAAAGAAGCAACCGATACTATCTACAAATTTAGCACACGGATTTCCTACCAGCGGAAAACCATATAATTCTATTTTTGATGTTAAACATCAAGTACCTTTATGGACAAAAGAAAATCGCAGTAAATCTTGGTACGCAGCTGGGTGGTATCAGGTCAAGCAAGGTAGAAATTGGACTGTTGAATTTTGTCCAAAGCTAATTACATTACAACGGTATCAATACCGAGGTCCATTTTATTCCGAGGAGCAAGCAAATGTCTAATTTATTTCGTGATCAAGAGAAGTTTATGCGAGCCTGCGACCAAACTGTAGGTACTCCCAATACAGAACAATATGCTCTATATACTAATTTAATCAATGAAGAGACACAAGAACTCATGGTTGCAATTGGAGATAAGGACCGCGTAGAACAATTAGACGCACTAATTGATATCCTAGTAGTTACTATTGGTGCTATTCATTCAATAGGTGCAGATGGTGAATCGGCTTGGAAAGAAGTCATGAGCACAAACTTTGCCAAGATTGATTCTTTAACAGGGCGTGTTCGCAAGCGTGAGGATGGCAAAGTACTCAAACCAATTGGTTGGGTCGCACCAAATTTAAAACCATATATTAAAGGAGAATAAAATGGCACGAGCAAAATCTGCAGTGAGTAAAATTAGCGATAAGCTATCCAAGGTAAACGAAAATTTCAATGTATACATGTATGACAATGGATTTATGTTCGAGATTGGTGGACGAGACAGTGATAATGAATATAAAAATGCTAAAATCATGTGTACCAATCTAGAACAATTAGTTCTATTAGTACAAGAAGCTACTGAAATGGATCGAGACGAGTAGGAATCAGAATGGCCACCAGAGACAGCATTATATACAATATGTGCATGACTTATCGTCATGACTACGGAATTATTAAAGATCCTCCGTATAAAAATCGACCTGGCATGACAGATTTTATTGATACTATATCATCTGGCATGTATCAGCATGAGAGAGAAGCTTTGTGGAGGCAAATGGCACAAATTTTTGATAACGATATTGCTCCTCATATGGAATTTCGATCCATAGCAGTATCT